TATCTTATACAAATTCAATTGGCCATGCTCTTCTTCAGGAAATATCTATTGAAATTGGTGAACAGGAAATTGATAAACAAACAGGGGAATGGATGGAGATATGGTCAAATTATACAGTAACAAATGATAAAACAGCAGGATGGCAACAAATGATTGGAAATGTAGTAGGTGGAAGTATAAATAAACCAGCATCTCAGCTTGGATTATATGGTCCTCAAAAATTATACATTCCTTTACGTTTTTGGTTTTGTAAGAGCCCGGGTCTCGCATTGCCCCTTCTCGCATTACAATATCATGCTATTCGCATAAATATAACAATTCGCTCTCTAAATCAAATGTTTGTAAATGATAATCCTTTGACAAGTCCATGTGATATAACTGCAGCAACAAATTCAATCACCTCTATGAATCTATATGGAGATTATATACATTTAGATATTGAAGAACGTCGTCGTTTTGTGGCAAATACTCATGAATATCTCATAGAGCAAGTTCAGTATACTCCAAGTTTTTCAATCGATTCTACAGCAACAAAAGTTCAAATTCCTATGGAATTTAATAATCCAATACGAGAATTATATTGGTTTATACAACGTGATGTTGCAACAAATGCACGTCAATGGTTTAATTATACAAATAAGACAATTGGAGAAACAGCAGCTCTACAAAACCAGATAGCAAGTGCAATGTTACGTATTGAAGGATATGATAGATTTGATGAGCGTGATGCTAATTATTTTAGATTAGTTCAACCATATCAGTACCATACCGTTGTACCTATCGATGCATATGTATATTCATATTCTTTCTGTCTAAGGCCTGAAGATATTCAACCAACAGGTTCTTTAAATGCAAGTCGTTTAAATACAATGACATTAGAACTTACATTTCCAGACGGGTCAAATCAATACCCTACTGTAACTCCTGCTCGGGGTAATGCAAATGCTCGTATTTATGCTTTGAATCATAATATTTTACGAATCGTTGATGGATTTGGGGGAATCTTATTTCGCGTGTAGTCCCGGTATTATAATCTTGGTATATAACAATGGTGTGGGAATTTCCAGCAGTATCTCAATCAAGAAAAGAGTTTTGGGGAGAACCTCAGTATACTCGATTTGGAATGTGGATATTTACATTATTATTTGGCTTTTGGGGATTACATCATATAATGTTACGTTCTCCTCAAACTGCGATTATGTGTTGTGTTGTAAATATAATGACATTTGGATATTGGTACTTCTATGATTTAATTCAGCTTTCATCGGAAGAGTACGGAGGATTAGGAGACGATGGTCTAAATACATATGGATTATCAGCACCCTGGGGGCCACTTGGAATTGCTCAGGGTATGTGGATTGCTCCACATAAGCTTCCTACACAAAAAGGGGGGAATAACAATAGCACTGATACACTTAAGCCTGACAAGCAACCTAGTAGTGCTATGGGAAAAGCAGCTGGTGATTTTATTCAACATGGTCTCGGTCTTATCTTAGATTGGTTTATGTCAACGCGCCCCTCTATACCAAAAATAATGGAACCACCTGGTAAAAAAGATCCTTGGTATTTCTTTTTATATGCTATTACTAGTGTAACAGGTATATTATCTGCTCTCTTTGCTGGAGATAAGACAAATGCTTTCTTTCGCCTTACATTATGTATGGCATTTCCTATATTAATATGTGTTATTTTATATGATGTATTTATGCTTGTTTTATTTCCTGCATCAGCTGTATTTAATGGTATGGCTCGTCCTTTCCCTTTTAATATATTTAATTCGGTAGATTTGGATGGTCGAAGCCCCTTGATTACATGTACACAAGAAAATCCCACAGACCCAGAATCATTGAAAAAAGTATTTAAAACATGGATTGGTATGTTTCAAGAAGGAGCCGCTTTAACAGAGGCAGGATTAGCATATGTGCCTGCAGCAGCACCTGCGGCTCTTTTAGGTGAACTGAAAGATTTAATGCAAGCATATACTGCGCAAATAAAACGTGGAACATATAAGGAGCAACAGCAACAGCTGCCGCTGCAAAAAGGAGGCGGAGAAGAATACTCCTTTCTTCCGGGTCTAACTACAGCAACTATTGCCGCGGTAATAGGAGGTGGTATATTTCTGGGAGCAAGTAGACTCTATGTCGAAGGAAAAGATGATTCCCCTCCCAACACAGGAAGTTTTTGAAGAACTATATAGTACATCTTTGAAACGAACGACACTTGTTTATTTCACAGCATCCTGGTGTGGACCATGTAAGAGATTGGATTGGGATCAACTCTTTCAAAAACTTGAAGGTGTTGATGTATATACATGCGACGTTTCTGAAAATACATATACACCTGGTTATTGTGGTGTAAAATCGATTCCCTCTTTTCTTATTCTAAAACCAGGGAAACAAATCTCTCCTCTTTTTCAATCATCCGATACAACTCTTGTTGGTGAATGGTTATCGAAAACACTCTAAAGGGTTCTTTCTACATAGAGTAGATGGGTGATTACGATATTTTAATAGTAGGAGCTGGAATAGCAGGCTTACATTGTGCATTACGTATATCGGAAAAATTTCCGAGTAAACGTATTGCTATAGCCGAAGCATCTGATGTTACAGGTGGCAGAATCTTTACATTTCAAGCCCCTTTTCGTGGTCTTCACTGGGAAGCAGGGGCAGGGCGTGTAAATACACATCATACACATACATGTAAATATGTGAAAAAGTATGGATTAACTCGTATACCAATTGAAAACGGGTCAAACTGGGTAACAATTGGGCGTACGTCTAAGTCAAATGATTGGAATTCTATTGTAAAGACATTTGTAACATCTCTATCTAAAATACCAAAGGTAATGTTAGCAACTCATACACTATATGAGCTTTTATGTAAGATATATACAAAATCAATTGTAGAAAGTATTTTGTTTTTTTTCCCTTATAGGGCCGAGGTTATGACATTGCGTGCAGATCTTGCATTAGAATCATTCCAATCAGATATGGCACCGAATGCTTCTTTTTTTGTTATAAAAGAGGGTTTCTCATCTCTTCCAGCTGCAATGGAAGATGAACTTGTAGGGAGAGGTGTTACATTTTTAATGAATCATAGATGCACGTCACTTCATTCACAGAATGTATTTCCCATGATAGCTCATTTTAAAACCCCAACCAATTCACAAAGTATTAGCGCTACAAAGATTATATTGGCTATTCCTTCCGACGCTTTACGTAACTTATCGCATTTTAAGGCATATCCTATTCTAAAACATTTAGAAGCAAGTCCACTACTACGAACATATGCGGTCTTTCCAAAAAATGGTGAGTCTCGTATGTGGTTTGAAGGAATGAAACGAACGGTGACAGATACTCCTCTTCGTCATATCATACCTATTAATAGTAACAAGGGTATAATTATGACATCCTATACGGATGGAGATGATACTATACATTGGGAAAAACTAAAAAAGAAGGGGACAGGTGTTGTTGCGAAGGAGATTGTGAAAGAGTTACAAGCACTTTTCCCAGAATCTGTGATACCCAACCCTCTGTATTTCAAATACCATTTTTGGCCACATGGTGCAACATACTGGGCTCCTGGTTTATATGACCCTAAAACGGAATCTCAGGCAATGTTACGACCATTCCCAACACGATTACCAGATTTATATGTATGCGGCGAAAGTTATAGCTTAAAACAAGCATGGGTAGAAGGTGCGTTAGAGCACGCGGAAGAACTTATTACGAAATACTTTTCATAGTAGATATGGCAGGTATACCCTTAAATGTATTTCACATATGTATAGTCTTTCCTTTACTCATGTATATTGCCGTCTTTCGTGGTTTTGTGCCTCTTTGGGTATACCAAGGATTAGTTTGTCTTGGAGTTATTTTATTAATATACCATGCGTATATGCTTATGATAAAATGGAAAGCTCATTCTATGACCTTGTGGGTAAACGTGATTCATGTTCTTTTTATAGCACCCTTACTCTTATTTATAGGAAAAAATGCTCATGATACACCAAGATGGGCATTTGAATCCTTAGCATTATTAGCTTTCGCAGCTCTCGGTTATAACTTTTATAGTATTATTATGAGAGTTCAAGAACTTAAGACAAACCCAACCCCAGGCGCACTTCAGGAACAAGGAGGACTTCCGCTGGAAAACAACTAACAGAATGATATATAAAGGCAGGTTTACTTGGAAACGCTATATTACAATGAGTACATTGAATAGACCCATCTTCTGTTTTTCCTAGTATAGCGGCAAATTCATTTGTAAGGTGTTTAAGGATATAGTGACTACGCAACTGGCCCTTTTGGTTTGCTGCATAGGTACATCCTTCATGTGAACATTTGAATTCTTTTATAATAGGGCGAGTTGTATCAGGATGCCTAGCTAATACATGATTATCTAGATTTTGTTTAATAGCCGTCTCATAATTACAATGTTCGCATTTATGTTTGAATGCACCTGAATGTTTTGCTTTAATATGCATACATACAGATGACATATTTTTAAGGGGTTTCGTATAATCGCAGTGAGGACACTTTATATTTCCCTCAGGAGTTCGCTCGTAGTTATTTTTCATGTGATAGTACCTTTTCTATGAGCGTAGACTTTTTCAATTTTTGCCTATGGATAAAATTGAAAAAAATGGGATATATATATGTGATTCAAAGAATGACAACTTGGCTTGGTGGTATATTAGAAGTCACTTCAAAAGTTAGATATGGATTAACGAGTCGCGGTTCTCCTTTATATCGATTTGTACCGTATGATAGGAGATATTCTCCTTTAGCTGTAGGATGCTCGACGCGTGATTTTACTACGAATATACATGTTGTTGTAGAACCATCCAAACAGGGAAAACCTGGTCAAATGAATCATGGAAATCTTGTTAAAACATTAGGTTCTCCTACTCCTGAAACAGAACAAGAAGTTCTTTTATTAACATATGCATATAATTCAAATAAAGAGTTGCGAAAAGAAGCAATGCTTGATGTGGTGCGTGAAGCGTATGAAGTAAAGGCAATTGGACCCGAACGTTATGAAGTAAAAGATGGATTTACATTTCATATCGACCCACCTAAATGTGTA